CGCGTAGGGGGTACAGGTATCGCATGTGTACGCCTGTGGTGCGCGGTACAGGTCCGGCTCAGGTACGCCTGTGTCGGTTCCTGCGCGCCGGGCTCCCCCGGCGCGGCAAAGCCCGCCGTGGAGCGCAGAGTTGTGCGACAGCGGCGATATTCGTGACATTGCTGCGCCCGCCCCCTGTCAAGGGCGCCCGAAGGGCGCTTGCAAGCGCGCGGAGCGCAGCGGAGCGCGCGTAGCCCTTGACAGGGGGCGGGCGCAGCGTACAATCAGCAATCGCCGCTGTCGCACGCAGTGCGCTAGAGGATGAGCAGTGCAGTCTGAGCGAGACTACGTCCGGCAGTCGCCGTCGCTCGGCGACGATGACATGATGTTTCTGGATGCGCGCGCCACGCTGGCGGCGGCGCTGGCGCGCGCCGTCGTCGGATACTCTGACAATCGCGTCCGTGCCCTGGCGTGGTTGGCGGTCGCCACGCCGCGACTCTATGACCGCATTGCGCCCATCGTTGAGAGCTCGGCGATCCGACAATCCCCTGGCGCATCCCGCACGCTGCGCGACGCCCTGCGCGCCCTGTCGCTGGAGGAATACATGAGGCGTCGCGATGAGCGTCGGTCTGAGCGCTGATCCCCCTCCCCCTCTCCGGCTGCTCCCGTTTGAGCGCTCCTACAGACCTGGCGCGTTTGTTGGCATTTTCGGCGCGCTCCGGTCCGGCAAAACGCTCATGGCGTGCCGTCTGGGCGTTGTATTGGCGTCGTTGCTCGGGCTCGATCTCGTGAGCAACATCCCCGTGCGCAACGCGCGCCGAGTTGCGACGCTCGACGATCTCGCCGCGCTCCGTGGCGCTGTCCTGGTGTGGGATGAGGTGCAGGTATCCCTGGACTCCCGTGAGTGGGCGTCCGAGGCGGCGCGCACGCTGACCCGTGACATGATCCTGTGGGGCAAGCGCGGTATCGTGTGCGTCTACACATCTCCCGCGTTTGCGACGGTCGATGTCAGGCTCCGCAGACTCACGCAGTACGTCTACGTGACCGCCGGGCGCTATCGGCGCGCCGGTTGCGACTATGCCGTCTACCGCTGGCATGAGCATCCGTATGCTGATGACGTGCTGGTCGAGCGCTACAAATTTGTGCTGCGACTCTCCGATTGGTACGGCGTCTACGACACGCTCTACGGCGCGTCGTGTGGCGACACGCTCGCTATTGTCGCCTCTCCCTCCGCTTCCGCTCATGCGCGTCGACGCGCGTGAGTATTGACATGGCGTGTGTGGTGCGCTATACTGGCGCTATTGACGTTATTGACGTTATGGGAGGTGGCTGATGGTCACGTTATTGACGGTGGACGGCGTCGAGGAGATTGACTATCTCCCCTCTGACGCTGAGATCAGGACGTCGCTGGACGATTGCGCGCTCTATGGGATCCTCCTGCACGGCGTGACGTGGATCAGGTTGTCATCTGGAGCGGGCTGGTGGACAATCATTGGCGGCAGGCGCGTTGTGGCGACGCTCGGCTGGTGCTGGTTTACCGATGACGGTCGCGGGTACTGGTCTCCGACGCTGGCGTCTGTCTCGTCTGAGGCGTGCGCCATGCTCGGCGTGGAGGTGGAGGTGGATGATGGCGACTAGCGGTCTGACATTGTGCGGCATGGTCGCGTCCTATCGCGAGTTTGCATCGCGGCGGGACGGCAGGACCTACCGGGTGATCACCGTGTTTGGTGATCTCGTGCTGGATGGCGTCATTCTCTGTCAGGTTGACGGATACGACGTGTTTGTTGACTCTCCGGGCTACACACGCGGCGAGATGGTTGAGCTGCCCGCGCGTCTCCAGTTCGTCCGTGATTCATCTGGCCGCCCGGCGGTCAGGTTGTACGTTGACGAGGGGGTGCGGTGATGCCGACACGGAGAGAGGACAGGCTGTGGGCGACGGTGCACCAGCGCTCAATGCATCTCCGGGCGCTGCTCGATGGGCTCGATATGGTTGACGTCGACGTGACGTACGAGCTGGACTATTACCCGTATGCCATCGTCGATCTTCTGCTGCTGCGCGTGGACGCTCCCCCGCTGGTGCTGCGGTCTGCGTACGTGCATGCCAACCGCCAGTGGGAGTACCATTCGGAGTGGGCGTTGCGCATTATCGATGCCGCGCTGTTGCTCGTCGAGGAATATCGCGCCGATCCCTCGGCCGCTGGCGCGGTGGGCGTGTAGGCATGGTTGTCTACCACTATTGGTCGGTGTTCTGGGCCCGGCGGGATGTCAACCCTCCGGTTGGTTTCCCGCGCGTCGTGTGTATTGCACGGCGCGCTGTTTGTGACCCGTTTCGCGGCCCTGGCCCGTTCCCTGCCGATGTTGACCGCGCGGCGCGATTCTGGGATCGCGCCGCTGGCGGCGGTTATGACGTTGCGTGGCATGTGTCGGTTGTTGATGACGGTGACGCGGGCGATGGCGCGGATGACGCGGGCGATGCGGATGCGGCGATCTATCGCGTCCGGCGCCGATTGCTGGCGTGGGTCATGCGTGTGCAGTGCCCGATGTTCGCCGAGCATTTCGCTGATGAGCACGTCGGTCAGTACGCTGAGTATTTTGGTTTGGAGCGCGGCGCGTAACGCGTTGCGGGCGTGGACAAGTGCCGGTGCGCGCGCCACCGCACGCGCTAGCGGACGGCGCGCGCGCGGTACGGGTTGCGTTCTGATGAGTCCTGGCGCCGTCCGGGAGCGGTAGCGAGCGGCGGCGCCGTGGAGCCCGTCCACGTTTGCGCGCGGAGCGCGTGAGCGCGGAGCGCGCTGGTCGTCTCCTGTCCGGAGGCGTGGGTTGAAACGAACGCCAACGATTAACGATTCTTGTTAATTAATACGCGATTTGCCCCAGCGTTCTGATGCCTTTTGTCGAATCGACACTAATGTATGTCTGACGCGCCGCACACGTCGTATCTCCATCGATTGGCGCGCGCGCTCATGCCGCGTGAGCGCCTGGCGCTGTGCGGCGTTGCGTTGCGCTATGGCGCGTCAGGCGTCGTGGTGCGTCGGTTGCCCGACGGGCGCGCCGCGTACTCCGGTCTCTACCGTTGCGGCGATGTTTGGCGCTGCCCGAGTTGCCGGGTGACGCTCGGCGTCCGGCGGGCGCGTCAGATCGAGTCGGCGCTGCGTCAGCATGTTGACGCGGGCGGATCGGCGCTGCTGGCGACGTATACCGTCCCCCACGCGCGCGGTGAGTCGCTGACGGTCGTGCTCTCTCGCCTCTCCGACACGTGGCGGCGCTACGCGAAACATGCGTGGCGTGATGTGCTGGGCGCGCAGTACATTGGCAACGTGCGTGCGCTGGAGGTGACGCACGGCGTCAACGGCTGGCATCCGCACTACCACGTGCTCATATATGTCTCCCCCGGTCTCCCCTGGCTGACCCCGGTCGCCGTTGCGCTCGCTGAGCGCTGGTCGGAGATCGCAGGCGCGGATTGGCGCGCGGACGTGCGGCAGGTCGCGCGGGATGGCATTGTTGCGGTCGCTCGCTATCTCACGACCGATGGCGTCGCCGGCGCGTCATACGAGGTTGCGAGCCCCGCGTCCAAAATCCCCGCTGGACGGTCGTATGCGCAACTGCTCTACGACTACGCGCGCTATCGCTCATCCGCCGATGCTGCGCTGGTCTACGAGTACGCGGCCGCGCTCCACGGCGTGCACCATCTCGCGGTCTCACCGCGTCTCCGGCGCTTGTACGATTTTGCTGATCCCGCGTCGGGCTGGCCGCAGATTGCGGATGAGGATGTCCTGGCGTTGCTCAACTCCGGTGAGTGGCGGTCGATCGTCGATGCGGGTGAGGATCGCAACCTGCTTGACGATCTGGCGCGTCCGTGCTAGTATTGACGCTATGGAGTATGAGCGCGCTATCGTCCAGTTGCTCGTCTACGGCGTGACTCTGGTCATGCTGTATGTCGTGGACAGGTGGTATCGTGGCTGAGGCGCTGTTTGTGGTGCTGGTCGTTGTGGTCATTACCGTAGTTGCGCTGCGGTTTATGATGTCGGCGGGGCGTCTATGGTAGAGACGTCTGACTTTTTGTACCCTGCTGCGCTGGCGATTGTCACGTACATCGTTGCGCGTCTGGCGTCGTTGTTTGTGTGATGCGCAGGGCGCAGTGGTTGCGGATGCGGTTGGTCTCCGCGTCTCGGCGGTTCGATTCCGTCCGTCCTGCTCCAGGTCGCTCTGACCATGGTGGTTGGTTATGTGAGTATAGGAGGTGTGCGACTCCCCCATCATTTACGGCTCCCTCGATGACCGATATCCTTAACGCGGCCACGTCTATTTTCAACCCGTTCGTGGGCGTACTTGCGCTTGCGATTGGGGTGACGCTCGGCGCGCGGATGCTGGGTCGCATCGTCAATCTGTTTTAGGTTGGACTGTGTTCCGTATTACCCGCCGGGGGCGCGGTCGCGGCCGCGCTCCCGTACTCTGCGTAGTTCGGTCTGGCGATCGTCTCGAGGTCAGGGAGGGACGTTACGGACAGGGAGCGCTCTACGCGTACTGTGAGGTCTCTGACTCGATTGCCGCGCATACGTTGCTGCTCACGTTTGCCGGTATGCGTGCGCGTTGCGTTGACATTCACGTTGATATTCCTGTCATTTCTGAGCAACGATTTTTCAACTCGTTCCGCGCGGGCGCAGGTCCCCAGCCCGACTCCGATCCCGACTCCGACGCCGGTCCCTCCCCTCGGCTCCCCGACGCCGACGCTGACCCCGACCCCGACCGCGCCTGATTCGGCTGGCTGCGGCGCTCCGCTGCCGGGATACTACTGGCACTATGCTGGGGTCTGGAGTTTTAGCGGTCTGGGCGCGTATGAGGAGCGGACGTACTCCCATGACTACGGCATCGTGCCCGCGCACCAGTACGTCTGCGGGTATCTGGACAACTGGACCGGGCAGTGGAGCCCGTATGACTACAACGGTCAGGCGTCTGGCGGCCCGTGGCGCAATGCGGTGCGTGACCGCTGGTCCCCTGATGCGTATGTTACGTATTTCACTGGCGTCGGCCCGTCCTCGCTCGTGCTCGAGGTTATAACTGGCTGGTACTACGTGCCTGGCTCGGCGTCCGGTGATCTCCATATCTGGGTGATGACCGCGGGCTCCCCCACGTCGACGCCCTCCCCCTCCCCATCCCCGTCTCCCTCCCCGTCGCCGTCGCCGACTCGCACGCCGTCGCCCTCCCCGTCGCCGTCGCCTACTGCGCGGGCTGTGGATTGCACCCGGTGGGTTGATGTCGATAGCGACTCCCCTGCCGTGTTTCGGCCGTATGGCGTGGGCGTGTACTGGCTCGAGGTTCAGTCCGGCTCACTATATTGGTCTGGACAGTGGCACGGCCCGGGCGCCTACCCGTACTATCACGACGGATATGGCGTTGTGCGCGTCTCGGGGTCTGGGCGTGTGCGATTTTGCGAGTCTGATCCCGCGCCCGGCACGATGACCCGCACGCCGACGCGCACGCCGACGCTGACCCGCACGCCGACGCCGACCGAGACGCCGGGGACGCCGCGCCCGACGCGCACGCCGCGCCCGACGCGCACGCCGCGTCCGACGCGCACGCCGACAGTGACCCGCACGCCGACGCTCACGCTCACGCCGTCGGCGACGTGGACTCCCCTCCCGACGTCGACGCGTGAGCCCTACCAGCCGCCGTCCCCTGTGCCGCGCTACACGCTGGCGCCGGTCACTCCCCCGCCGGATCCCGGTGATGTGTCCTGGGAGGGCACGCTCGTAGGCGATCTCATGGACGGGCTTGAGGCGTTGCAGCGCGCGGTCTCCCCGCCGGCGGCGCGCGTCTGCGATCTGCCTGCGCCGGTTTTGGCGGATGCGCCTGAGTATGGTTTCCGCGATGCGTTTCCTGATTTTGTTGTGGGGCTGTGCGCGTTTTTTTCGGTGGCGTCTCCCGTGCTTAATTTCGTGCGATTTCCCGTCACATTGCTGGTGATTTCGTTCGTGTTCTGGAGCGCTTGGCGCGTGTTTAGGTCGCTAAGTTAGAGGTGCGGTATGGACTGGCTCGAGGATTTCTGGAGCAAGATTGTCTCGTGGTCTGATGAGCTGTCGGCGTCGCTCTACAACGCTGTTGTGGAGTGGGTTAATGCGGTCGTCGAAATCTGGAACGGCTGGATGGATGCGTTGTTGCACCCGGCTGACGCGCTGCCATCGGTCCCGCAGCTCAGGTGGGTTGTGGATTGGCTCTCAGACATCGTCGACTACACAGCGCTCATGTACATGCTCGTCGATTACGTTGCGTATGCTCAGGTTGTCCAGCAGGCGCTCGTTGCACAGTTGACGATTGTTTCGATTGGGCTCGGGTTTCGCGCGTGGCTCGTGATTCGGCGCATTGTTTTGGTGAGTTGATGCACTACGTTATCGCGTTTGCGTACGTTCTGTTTTGGCTGTCGCTCGCCGCGCTGGCGGCGCGCTGGCTGCCGCTCTGGGCGCTGCCGGTCGCGCTCGTGCAGCTCGCCGCTGCCTACGTGATGCTGCGTGCGTGGTTGCTGACCGTCGCCGGGCGCGGCGATGGTGATGGCGCGTAACGCGTTGCGGGCTGGTACGTCCTGCGGTGCGCGCGCCACGACACGCGCAGCGGACGGCGCGCGCGCGGTACGGGTTGCGGGCTGATGAGGCCTGGCGCCGCTGCGAGCATGAGCGAGCGGCGGCGCGGTTAAACGTCTCTTACATTGGGCGCGCGGAGCGCGCTTGGGGTGTGCGCTGGTTAGGCTATGCAGGTAGTGAGTATTGCGCTGGCGGTGTGCGCGGTTATCGCCGCGCTCTGGTACATGCGCAGGCGTGAGGCCGGCGCTGGGCGTGTGCGTGGATGGCTGCTCATCTGGGATGAGTTAGCCGGCTGGCGCGCGCTGCAGGCGTCCTACGCCGATGCCGGTATCGTCGCCGACGGCGTGACGTATCCCGCGTCATTGCCGGTCGTGCGCGTGGGGCGCGACCTGGTCTGGATCGCGCGCTGCGACAGTGCGGCGCTGGTTGAGCATCAGGCGCTTGAGCGCGCCCGTGAGTCGGCCGCGCTGGCCAGTTTATGGCGCGGCGGCGGGCAATGGCTGGATTTCCTGCGCGTCGCCGGCGTTGTGCTGCCGGCGGTTTTCTCGTATTTCACATGGTCTCAGGTCGCCGCACTGCAGGCGCTGGTGGCGCAGATTTTGAGTCTCGTGGGTGAGGGTAAGTGATGGGATCGTCGTTGCGCGATTGGCGTGTGATACTGCGCCCGTGGGCGGACCGGCGCCTGTGGTTTGTGCAGGCGCGGCGCAACGGGCGCGTCGTCTGGGGCGTCGTCTACGATGCGGCCGATCCGGAGTCGGTTGTTCTGGTGCGCCGGGCGGTTGCGACGTTGCGTGCCGCCGGCGCCGATTGCTCTGCGCTCCCCTCAGTGTTGCCTGGTGCGCCGGGCTCCCCCTCCGG